AGACAGCAGCACAGCTTGCTACATTGCAGGGGGCGTTGCTAGGGGCTGCAGGAATGGCTGGGGTAAAGAGAATCGGTTCCGTATCCCCAATGACCTGGCAAAACTTTATTGGTAATAAGAAACTAACTAAAGAAGAAAAGGCAGAGATTGCTAAGAAGAATCCTGGCAAGTCTGTGTCTTGGTTTAAGAATGAAGAACGCTCCATTCGTAAGCAGAGAACAATAAACTTTATTAATATAAACTATGATAAAGAACTAACAGATGATGATGTTGCAGATGCCTGTGCAATCGGACACTGGGCATTGTCAAACTGGGAAAAGGCATTTGGGTATTGACATCATGGCGAATAAGCTGTATACTAATGAGATGTGGTTACGCAAACGTTTCCACGTAGACAAGAAGACACCACAAGAAATTGCAAAAGAATGCGGTACTAGCGTAGAGACTATCTATGTCTATCTAGCCAAGTTCGGATTAAGGAAGTCAAAAAGGTGAGCACTAAACTAAATATTACCGTAGACCAAGTAAACCACCCACCACACTATACCTCTGACCCCAGTGGTGTTGAGTGTATTCAGATTACTAGACATCGCAACTTCAATATTGGTAATGCGTTTAAGTATCTGTGGCGAGCAGGTCTCAAAGACGAGCAAAAGACTATTCAGGATTTGGAGAAGGCTATCTTCTACATCCAAGACGAGATTAAGCGACTACAGGGAGAAGCTAAGTAATGGGACGCAGAAAAAAGTATGTAACACCAGTTATTGCTACTAAGTTTAGTAGAGAAGATTCTGTCGTAATTAACGGATTTCAAATCAATCGTGGTGATACAATTAAAGTAAAGGATGAATACGGTGGCAAGTTTAAGTTCGAATACTTTGTAACCAATACTGAGACTGGTGCTCAGTGGGTAGACTGTTTTGAAATTATTAACAAGGTCCCATCTGTGTTTCGTTCTTTTAAGGTAGACCGTGTAAAGCGTGTACCAACAAAAGGCAAGAGGAGTAAGCGTGTCGATTGAAGACCTAACAGTTGAGCATCTAGACGAGATGAACAAGGTTGTGGAGAAGTATCTCCAGGGCGAAGAGCCTACCCAGATTTCAAAGGCTTTGGCTATGCCAAGACAAAAGGTTGTGGCTCACATCGCTCAGTGGCGTACGCTTGCTTCTGACAACGCTGCTATCCGTGCTCGTGCTAAAGAGGCATTGGCAGGTGCTGACACACACTACAGCAAGCTGATTAGCAAAGCATACGAGGTCATTGACGAAGCAACCACCACAGCAAATCTAGGAGCTAAGACCGCAGGTATCAAGTTGGTCATGGACCTTGAGAAGACTCGTATTGATATGCTACAGAAGGCTGGTCTGCTTGAGAATAAAGAGCTGGCAGAAGAGATGCTAGAGATTGAGCGTAAGCAGGATATCCTAGTAAACATTCTTCGTGACATTGCTAGCGAGTATCCACAGATTCGTGATGAGATTATGCGTAGGCTGTCGCAGGTATCCAAAGAACAAGAGGTAATAACTATTGTCAACAATGTTTGATGAATTCTTTGAGGTTCTTAAGAATAATAACTTTGAAGAGGTTCCAGTAGATGCAAAGACATTTGTAGAGGGTGCAGAGTTTCTCGGACAGCCTCCATTGTCAAGCCATCAGTATGACATTGTTGAAGCAATGAGTCAAATCTACAAGCTAGAAGATTTGATTGACATTATGGGCGACACAGAAGGTCGCAGGTACTACAAGAAGTACACAAAGAATGAGGTTATCCTACAACTTGGTAAAGGTTCTGGTAAAGACTTTACGTCCACTGTAGCCTGTGCCTACATTGTTTATAAACTACTTTGTCTTAAAGACCCTGCTCGCTACTTTGGTAAGCCAGCAGGTGACGCTATCGATATTATTAACGTGGCTATCAACGCACAACAGGCTAAGAACGTTTTCTTTAAAGGTTTTAAGAATAAGATTGAACGCTCACCATGGTTCGCTGGAAAGTATGACCCAAAGGCTGACCAGATTGAGTTTGACAAATCTATTACAGTTTATTCTGGTCACTCTGAGCGTGAGTCTCACGAGGGTCTTAACCTTATCCTAGCAGTACTTGACGAGATTTCTGGTTTTGCTCAAGAAGTAAATACTGGTAATGACCAAGGTAAGACAGCAGACAACATCTACAAAGCCTTCCGTGCTTCCGTAGACTCTCGTTTCCCAGACCTGGGCAAGGTAGCCCTCCTATCATTCCCTCGTTACCCAGGAGACTTTATCTCCTCACAATATGACAAAGTGATTGCAGAGAAAGAAGTTATTACAAAGCATCACAAGTTTATTATGAATCCAGACTTGCCAGAAGATGCCGAAGGCAATACGCTAGAAATTGAATGGGATGAAGATACGGTTATTTCCTACAAGTATCCTGGCGTGTTTGCCCTTAAGCGACCTACTTGGGTAATTAATCCAACAAGAAGCATTGAAGACTTTAAGATTGCATTCTTTACAGACATGGGAGATGCTATGCAACGCTTTGCCTGTGTTCCAACATTCTCTTCTGACAGATTCTTTAAGCAAGAAGAAAAGATTCGTGGAGCTATGACAATCAGGAATCCGCTAGACAGTACAAGACGATTTGACGAGACATTTGTTCCAGACCCAGAGAAGACCTACTTCGTCCACGCTGACCTTGCACAAAAGCATGACAAATGTGCTGTTGCAATTGCTCACGTTGAAAAGTGGGTATCTGTTCAAGTAATTAAAGACTACGAGCAGGTAGTCCCAGTAGTCGTAGTAGACGCTGTAGCATGGTGGGAGCCTCGCAGAGAAGGTCCTGTAAACCTGTCAGAGGTTAAGCAGTGGATTCAAAACCTACGTAGACTAGGCTTCAACATTGGATTAGTATCCTTTGACCGCTGGAACTCCTTTGATATCCAGAATGAGCTGAAGTCTGTTGGTATCAGAACTGATACTGTTTCTGTTGCTAAGAAGCACTATGAAGATATGGCTATGCTTGTCTATGAAGACCGCCTGGTTATGCCATCTATTGAGCTTCTGTTTGAAGAACTAACAGAGCTTAAGATTGTTAAGCAAAACCGTGTAGACCACCCACGCAAGTCTTCTAAGGACTTGGCTGACGCTGTATGTGGAGCAATCTTTGGGGCTATATCACATACCCCTAGAGATATGAACAAGGAAGTGGATATCCACACGTTCAGGGATAGACCGAAGGTAGACAAAACTACGCTTCCAGCAAACACCATTATTATTGAGCCTAAACAGGCAGAGGAAGCAAAAGACTATCTTTCACAGTTCAAGATGGTATAATGATACTATGAGGAACTATGGTCAATCGTAATCTGCAGCCATTCCATATGCGTGAAAGCCAGCACTTACATTTACGAAGACCTAGAAACCTGCTCAAAAGCCAAAGAAAACTAAGCCCTACAAGATATGATAGACAAAGTAGGATGGCTCCAAATAACCAGAATCAAAACTTATCTTACCAATGATGATATAATGGTACTGTTGGGGAACTTCCCAACTAGGAGAAGGGAAAATTAAAAAACTTTTATACTCAGGGCTAGTCATGCTGCTAGCTTTAACCCCACTGATTATGGCTCAACCAGCACTTGGAATAACCAAGGCAGAGTATGAGGCATTACTTGCTGCAGCCCAAGCAAAGGTAGCTGCTGCTCAGGTAGAGTTACAGCAAGAACAAACACAGCTAGAAGACCTCACAACGTCACAACTTGGCGTAGAAACCTCTCTAGAACAGGCACAGCAAGACCTAGAGGACGCACAACTAGCCCTGAACATTGCAATTATGGACAATAACGACCAGGGTCAAAGAGTGGTTGAGGCAACACAGAGACTTGCAGAGGCAAAGGCTCTGGTAGAAGAGAAGCAGTCCGACATAGAGGGTATTTCTCAAAACATTCTTGAACAATCTGCGGTAGTTACACAATCATCACTAGAACTAGACGAAGCCAGACAAGCAATGGACCTAGCCCTGTCCAATCTATTAAATTCGCAAGAATCGCTTAATCAGCTAAACAACACTAAGGCACAATACGAGCAGGAGTTTAGTCTTGCAACAACAGAATATAACTTAGCATTGTTAAACTATAATCTTTCTGTAGACAACGTTCACGCTACAGGACAAACTCTTGAAACAAAGTCAAACAATTATAATCAGGCTTTGGCAACATTGCAGCAAAAGCTAGATGCTCTGACACAGGCTCAGACTCAGGTAGATGTGGCACAGTACAATTACAATAACAATCTTATTGCTGTATATCCAGCAAATACAGTAGCCAGGATTCCTGGGCTTAAGGCAGATATCTATAAGCAGATTACTAGCCCAAACCCAATTAGGTCAGATACAGCATATACATTCTGTAAAACAATTACAGTTACCCACATCAACATGGACTGGGGTGGCGGAGACATTGAGGGCTGTGGTGGAGACTACGTTATGATTCACTATAGGGGATACATAACTGTGCCTGAAACTAAGAATTACGAATTCTTGGCAATGGTTGACGACGGTTGGTACATGACAATCGGTGGAACAGTTGTAAACAACAACTGGTATACCAAAGGATGTGGTGGTAACTGGAGTAACGGAATTGACCTACAGGCAGGAGTATCTTATGAGCTTGATGCATGGATGTTCGAATGGGGTGGTGGAGCTTGTAACATTCTTTACTACTACACCAACACAAACTGGGGGGTAGTTCCAGCAGCATGGTATTCACAAAACCAAGCTACACAACCTACATACGAATATGACCCAGCACTTCTAGCAATCTTGCAATCAAAGCAGTCATTGCTAAACACAGCACAATCAGAATACACTGTTGCACTTGCAATGGCTAACTCAACAAGCGAGGAATATTCTAACGCAATTAACGAATACGATGCAGCAGTTATCGCATGGCAAGAAAAGCAGGAGCAGCTAGAGATAGCAGAACAAAACAAGATAGACAAGAATCTTAGCGTAACTACCCTAGAGTCTTTAGTTGCTAGAGCAGAGCAAACACTACAGCAACTTCAGGTTACTTATCAGCAGAAAGAGCTAGA